TAATGACTGTTTGTCCACTAGAGAGCTTTTCTTTAAGAACAAGGCAGAGATTGTGTTAAGAAGTGATTTGTCCAAACACTTTAGAATGAACTTGCTTAATCATTCTGAACCCAAGTTATCAAAAAGTATATTTCTAAAATTGCTTTCTGAAAAACTTAAAGTATCTCCACACATACTTAAAAAACAAAAGACATACCGCAAGGTTATTAATCTCAATGAAGCAATATTACCATATATTGAATTCAAAACACCTGAGTTAAAAGCTACGCTGTCAAAGTTTAAAAAGTTAAAGCTTGATGGAGAAAATCTTAAAGGTTCATTTAAGCATGAAGTAACTTACCGAGGATTGACATTATCTTTTGCATTAGGTGGAATTCATGGGGCTAAGAAAGGTATATACAAATCAGATAAAGATTTTATCATTAAGTCTTTTGATGTAACAAGTTTCTATCCTAACCTTGCTATTAGAAATCAGTGGGCTCCAGCGCATATTGATAAAAAAGCATTTTGTGAAATCTATGAAGGATTCTTTGAAGAAAGAAAGAAGTACAGCAAAAAAGATCCGCTCAACTATGTGTACAAAATTTTGCTAAACTCAACCTATGGTTTGTCTAATGAAGACAACTCATTCCTAAAGGATAGCATGTTTACTATGCGCATTACATGTAATGGTCAGTTGCTATTGGTAATGTTAATAGAAGAGTTATGTGAATCTATTCCTGGTGCCAGACCAATCATGGTTAATACTGATGGTGGTGAGATAATTATTCCTAGAGAATATGAAGAATTATATCATCAGATATGCAAAGAATGGGAAGAACAAACTTTGTTGCAGTTAGAATTTGAAGCGTATGAAAAGCTAATCATTCCTGATGTCAACAATTACATCGGCATCTTTGCGGGTAAAGAAATTACTAAAGAAGATGCAGTCAAGAAAATCAAAAATGAGTTTCCAAAACCACTAATCAAAAGAACTAAAGACAACCGATACTTATGGTATCCCACTAAAAGTAAAGGTAGGTTTGAAGTTGATAAACCATTGCACAAAAACAAAAGCTTTCGCATTAAGAGAATAGCTTACTACTATTATTTTGTTCATAATCAAAGTCCAGAAAAGACTTTAGAAGAGAATAAGAAAATATATGATTACTGTGCAGGAGTTAGAGCAGTTGGTAGTTGGAAATTCTTTTTAACCTGCATGACTAATGGAGAACTTGATCAGCAAAGTGCACAAAAAACTTTAAGGTATTACATGTCCCTAAAAGGATGTAAGATTCTTAAAGTTGATGGAAGCAGAGCTATTAAAGTAGAAGCTTCAAAAAGTTTAGAAAGAATTATGAACAAGTTTGAGAATAAAGAATTTGATGATTATGAAATTGATACTCAGTATTACTTGAGAGAAATCAATAAAGAAATCAATAAGATTATGCCTTCTCAACAAAAAAACTTATTTTTCAATGAGGATTAACAGAACACAAACAGAAGATTATTTAAGAAAAACAAAATTACCCCAAGCAACTAAGTCATATACTGTGATCTCACACAGTACAATTATTGATACACTTAGAACTAAGCTTGATGAAAAAGGATTCATTATCAAAAGTGAATTATATAAAGCAGAAGATGCCGGTGATGTAGCAATGGCATTTATTCAAATTGAAAATAGCAAAGACCCAGACATGGGTATGACATTTAACTGGACCAATTCTTATAATAAGAAGATTCGCTTTGGATGCTCTGTAGGAGGTTTTATTTATGATAATGAAGTTCCATTCATCTCATCTAGTAATGCAGCGTCTTGGCTAAGAAAACACACAGGTACGGCTCTAAATGATACCATGCAGGTAATTGATGCAATGATTGAATCTGCAGAAGATCACTTTGATGCAATCATAGCCATGAAAGATAAATTCAAATCTATTGAAGTATCTAGAAAAGATTATGCTAAACTGATTGGTTTGTTGTACTTAGACAAAAAGATTCTTACTCCTAATCAAGTAAGTTTAATCCGTGTTGAGTATGATAAACCATCCTTTGATTACAAAGACAAAGGCACTTTATGGGAATTGTACAAAATGATTATGTTCGGTATTGCTGAAAACTCACCTAAGAAATGGTATGAACAGCAAATGCAGATTAGCGCATACATTCAAGTGATGTACAATGTAGCTGTAGAAACAAACATTGAAGATGCAACTGACCAACTAAAGTTAGAACTTGAGTCAGAAGAAGATGAATCTACAGAAACAGTAACTGAAGAAGTCAATATGGAAAGCATTGATAACTTAATTCAAGCTCAAAATATGATTCAAGAAGCAGACTATTCTAAGAAAGAAAGACTTGAAGAAATTAGAACTGAATTAGATAATGAAACAGTTAGTTACGGAGAGCTTGTAGAACTTGAAGAGTTGTCTGAATTTATTGAGGAAGATGATGTTCAGTTGTTAGAAGCAGCGGGTGTTCCTGAATTTGAAGATGATGTAATCCTTCCTACAGCTCCAATGTCAGTAGAAGAAGTTGAACTTGTTCAAGAAGAATTTGGCATTATTGAAACAGGCAGTCCTGATGATGGTTATGTCGGTTCTACAGCTGATACTGATTCCCTCTTTGATCTAACAGAGGAAGTAGAAGAAACACAAGAAGAGATAGACACAATGTCACTATTCACAGAAGAACCAAAAGTTCAAAGTATAGTGCCTCAAGAATTCCAAGAGAGAGTAGATGAGATGCTGACATCACAGTATCAAAACAAAAGACGTGTAGTAGATGTCACCAAAGGCATAGACCACACAGTTTTTGAGCTAGACTCCAAAGAATTCTTTGTTCTAGAAAATTAATCCTTGGCGATGAAGTAGCCGCATGTAAGAGTGCGGTTACTATCATCAGCCATCAATCCCCCAACAATGACATTAGAACAATTAGTCAATGCCAGAAAAGTGGCCATAGACTTTACCGATGGACAAAAACAAGCCCTAATTAAAGTACATAAGTTTTTAAAATCAAATAATCAATTTTTCCTCCTAGCAGGATATTCAGGATGTGGTAAAACAACTCTTGCAGAAAACATTGCAAATGCTACTAACGCAGTCCTATTAGCACCAACTAATGCAGCAGTAACTAGATTATCAGAAAAAATCAATAACCCTTATTTAGAGTATTTTACTATTCACTCATACTTTAACATAAGTGTTGCCGGTAAAGGTGGATATATTGAAAAAAAACATCAAAAAAATACCGTTCTCATTATTGATGAGTGCTCTATGATTGATGAATATGTACTTGACATTATTGTTGAAAATGCTCTAAAGCAAAACTTTAAAGTAATTTTTATGGGAGATAGTTTTCAGTTAGAACCTGTAGGACACAATCCTCAAATTTTTAACTGGGATAAAAATGTTAAATACAGGTTATACTTTCGAAGTCATAACAAGTATGAATTAACTGAAGTCAAAAGATATGACGGTAGTTTATTAAAGATTGCAACTCAAATCAGAGAAAATAAAAAATCTCTGTTTAACCAACCTGAAAATTCTGATCTATCCATAGTACCAAGATTTAGCAAAAGTCTCTTACATAACATTAAACTAGATAATCCATACATTGTATTGACCTCTACAAACCAAAGAAGAGTTTTATACAATGCCAAAATTAGAGCAATTAGGTTTAATGATCCGGATATATCAGAATATGCTCAACATGGGGATAAACTTGTTTCTATAGCCAATACTATAAATTACAATAATGGTGAAACATTTAAAATTAACAACCCTCGGTTTGTTAAGAGTTTTAAAATTAAGCTGGTTAAAAAAGAAAAACAAACAGAATATGAATGCTTGTATTATAAACACAGTTATAACCAAAGGACTATTCTTATTCCAGAACTTGTAGAAGCAGGTGTTTCAACATATGAATTAGAATCTGTAGTTAAAGCAGGGTTAATAGAAATTGATCAAGTATTACTGCATGAATTGTTCAAATTTGATGTTGGCGCTAAATATCAAAAGAAAGTAACATTTGATAAATCTATAAATATTGCAACCTACGGTTATGCAATTTCTTGTCATAAAGCTCAAGGTCAAGAATGGGATAATGTTTATATAGATGCTGATTGGCTAATGCCTGTATGGGATTCAGCTAAATGGTTTTACACAGCTATTACAAGAGCTAAATGCAAAGTAGAAGTAAGAGCAAATAGATATTTAAAAATAATTTAACATGGTGCTAAAAAGAACATTAACTAGAAAAAGCATTCTAGGATTTGGAAATGATTCACTTAAAAATCTTTCTGTCCAAGCAGCAATTGATTTAGGTAAAACTAGATACTTAGCTCGCAGTTATTTCAATCTTGAAAAAATCAGTTTTACTGATGATATTTTAGATGAACTTGGTATAACCCTTGAATATAGAATTGAAAAGCCAGGCACAAGTGAAAAGAAAAGAACTGCATACTTTGAAAATTTGGTATCTAAAATGACACCAGAAGAAAAATACAACTATCAAAAAGTTAAAAAAAAATGAAACAAACAGCAGTAGAATGGTTTTCTAAGAACTTAAAAGATTTTCCTCACATAAAACATTCTCAATCATTTAAGGACTTAGTTATAAAAGCCAAAGAAATGGAGAAGGAGCAGAAGATTAAGTTTGCGGAAAATTGTTTAGACAAAGCATTAGACTTAGATATTAGAACTGCATTTTCTAATGTAGAGAAATACTACAACGAAACCTTTAAACAATGAGCACCGTTGAGAAAGTAGTTAGAAAAAGTATGATTATTAGACCATCCGGGCGTAGTACTGATTTTATTGCGCCCAGTTTTGGTCACGGCTGCTTATATGAATGCGGCTACTGCTACATGAAAAGACATAAACCTTACGGTTTAGATATTGCAACCAATCCCAGTCAAATCTTAACAGAGATAAATAATCATGCAGCATTTGCAGATGTAGTAAAACCTAATCAAACTCATTCTGAGTATATAACTTATGACATTTCATGCAATGAAGATTTTGCACTTCATGCTAAATATCATCAGTGGGAATATATATTTGATTTCTTTAAAATGCATCCTGTGGCAATGGGATCATTTGCTACAAAGTATGTTAACAAAAAACTTCTTGCTTTTAATCCTGAAGGTAAAATTAGAATTAGGTTTAGTTTAATGCCTCAGATTTTTGCTGATAAGTTAGAACCAAACACTAGTTCTATAGAAGAAAGATTAAAAGCTGTAAGTTTATTTAAAGAAGCCGGTTATGAAGTACATCTTAATTTTAGTCCTGTAATTGTATCACCTAATTATCTTAGAGATTATTCAAAACTTTTTGTTCAGGTCAGCCAGTATGCAGAAAAAAACGGATGGGATAATAATTCTGTAAAAGCAGAAGTAATTTTCTTAACGCATAATGCAAAAAAGCATCAATACAATTTAGATAATAAAATACCTGGAGAAGATTTATTGTGGACTCCAACAACCCAGGAAAATAAAATATCTCAATATGGCGGAACAAATATTAGATACAAACATGAATTAAAGGCTGATTACATCAAAGATTGGACTAATTTACATGATGATATTATTAATTGGAATACCATTAGGTATATATTTTAAACATGATTTCTAATAAAAGAAGAACTATTGTCACGGCTTTGATGCTAGACAATAAAAATTACTCTGAGTTTATTCCTAAAGCTCTAGAGAGTTACATCAAATCAAAATATAAGTGTTCACTTTATCTTGCCCGCTTGTGTGCGCAAGATTTAATTCAAAAAAACAATGGGAAGAATAATAATTGAATATTTACCAGACATTTCAGAAGAGGCTGAGAAAATCATTTCTGAAAACATAACACCTGCAATGACATCATATGAAGGTGATTCAAATCAATATAACTTGCTAGATATTCTTGCTGATATTATATCTATGTTTTCTAAAGAAGACCAAGATGTTCTTAAAAAATTAAAATCAGAAGGTGTAGACTACATTGAATTATGAAGTATCAAAAAGATATTGAATTAATTAAAGAGCTTGAACCAGAATTAGAACGGTTTCAAAAAAAGTTTGTAGAATACAAAAACAGGATTGCCAAATCTATGATTGGAGATGGTGAACCATATAGAGTAAAAGAAAGAGCTGCCATTAAAAGAGCGGCTGAAGATTTAAAACAAATTCTTTATAAAATAAATAAACTATCAGAATGAAAAAACTATTAGACCTTGCAGTAAAATCAGTTAAAGATGAAAACTGGCCTGTATTTGTATATGGGTCTGTTGTAGGAATATTTGCCGGTATATCTATAGCAGTTATAATATTATCAATTGTATTGTTATGATAGATCCTCCCCCAATAAAAATCAAAATTAATAAAACAAAATCTATAAGGGGTAAGCTTTTTAGGCTATCTTTGGTAACAGAAAATTTCTATTTCTACAGCAACTATAAAGACGGTGATGAGAACTCAAACACTTTAATTTATAGTAGATCTACTGATCAATTAATATCAAATAATTACTTTGCTTATGAAGCTTTAGAAGATGTTTTATCTTCTGAAAACTACATGTGGGCAAGCAGCTATTTAAAAAAATGCTATGCGAAATATGTAAAATACATGGAAAAATTTAACCCTGATTATTTTAATTAACAAACAACAAATGCAAGAACAAATCAAAATGGTTTATGAATTTCACCAAAAATTCAAACAAGAGCAAAAAGATAAACCTGGTTTTATCACAAGACACGAGTCTGCTCTTAGGTATTCATTAGGTAAAGAAGAACTTGATGAATACATTCAGGCAGTAAATGAAGAAGATATGATTGAAATTCTTGATTCATTAGCAGATCAACTGTATATACTGTTTGGTACAATTTGTAAACATGGATTACAAGATCATATTGTTAAAGCATTTGAACTAGTCCATCAGAATAATTTATCTAAACTGGGGCCAGATGGTAACCCTATTCTTAGAGCTGATGGTAAAATCATTAAACCTGTTGGATTTAAAAAAGTAGAATTAAAAGATGTGTTAAGCTTGTAACTTATGGAAAAAATAAATGTAGATCTGTTAGCTGAAATGGGCATGTATGTTCAAAAAAGCAAAACCTTTTTGTGGCCTCTACTTAATCTTAAAATACAACCAATTGAAACTTATTTAAAAATTGGTGATTTAGATTTAGAAGATAACCGTGTACTTATTGCACTATTTCACAATGAAAACGCCCAATATATTAGCATGAAAAAAGAAATAGAATCACATCCAATGTGTGATTTTATTTTCAAAGACTCAGAGTTTGATATTGTTTTCTTTAACATGTACAAAATTAAAGATGACTATGATATGTTAGTTCAAGGTAGCTATTCCAAATTGTCTAATAACTTTAAAATAGTTATATCTGGAGTAGAAAAAAGAAAGCCTGTCTTGATGTGTTTGTATCCTGAAAACAATTACAAAGAATTCGCTGAAGTCTTAAACATACATGAGCATGAACTTGAGGGGAAAGAATTACTCTCTCCCCCTAACAATGAACATGAAACAATGTATGTTATACCAACTATTAAAGAGCAAATTATAGAAGAGTACGGACTTAATTAAAGAAGTCTGAATTCTCTCTTTCTATAGATGTAGCCGGATCAATTAAACTTCCACTAAGACCAATAGATTTTAAAGCTAAGTTCCAAGCTTTGTTTTTATCTGCTTCTTGGAAAACATATGGTCCGGCTGCTCTTTCATAAAGATCAGGATCATCTAACCAATAAGTTTGGTACAATGATTTACTAATATCTTTTATAGTTTTTACCCCTCCTCCATCAGAAAGTGGCGAATTTAGCATTGCTAAATCTCCTGCTGTCCCTAAAGCATTAAATGGCATAAATGTTTCCTCTTCTCTTTTTACTCTTAGCTCAAGTCTTAGCAATTGTAATTTAAGATAAGTTTCTGGATCAAAATTACGGTTACTTTTAACTAATGTTCTTTTTTCAGAAATTAATGGTAACTGAGGCAATGATGTAGATTTTCTTAATTGAGAATAAATATTTTCTGCATTTGGATCAAAAGTAAAATCAATCAAACCATCATCATCATCATCAAATCCAACAGTAGAAGATAACATATTAATCACCATAGAAATTGCATAAGCAAGAGCAAGTTGCAACGCACCTTTTTTTGCTTGCCAACTGTAAGCATTAAATTGCCAAAATCTTCCTTTATTACTAATCAACTCTTGTATAAGTGTAATAGCTGATAAGTAAGTACCGGCTTCAGCTCTACGCGTAGCATAATTAAGTCTTCTTTGACCTCTTTTTCCTTTTTTAGTTCTGATCTGGTAACGATCCAAGAGCATGCCTGGAAAAAACTTCATTAAGAAAAATACAAATTTTCCTATAGCTGTTCTGTATACTTCAGCTTCAGTAAACTCATTTCCAATACCTAATGACTTTTGCAATAAAGATTGATGCTCATTCATTAAATCCTTTAATTTGTCCCCTAAAACAACATTACCTTCAGCATCATAACTAATAGACATATCTTTAGGGACACCGGGCTTAGTTTGAATTTTACCATTTACCAGTTCTACAGCATCATCCAAAGTTGTTTTTTTACCATCTAACATAAAAGAATTATGGTTGAGGATTGCATAGAACTGATGAACAGGAACTGAATCACTGAGGTATCTTCTATCAAAATAAAAGAATTTACCTTCCATTATAGATTGCTGTACTGTTTTACTTCCTCTGGCACCAATTTCCTTTTTTAAATTACCAGGAATTGCACCTAAAACATCAAGTAGTTGCAACTTAGGAGACACTTGTTTATTAGAATACATGGTTGCAATTAACTCAGAAATGGCAGATGCAGATTTTCCTCTTGTTAACGCCACATCTTGTGCATTATAAATCATTCCTTCAGCTGCTTTTTTCCACATCATAGACTTACCACCAAAGTAGTTGGTCAAAGATTTAATTGGATCTAATGCAAATGATGTAAATGACATCCATCTTTGTAAAGCCACAGTACCTCTAACAATTCCAATCATAGTTGAATTTGTTTCTGATAATTGCTCACCTTTAAAATGCTTATTTAAGATGCTTCTAATTTGTTTAATGCGCTCTTGAGTATCACTTTCTTTAGCAGTTAATAATGCCGCATCATTTAATTTTTTTTCCAGTTCGGTTTTCTGCGGGTTAGCTGCAAGATTCACCATAGCATTTTCAAAAACATTAGCAAAAGAATTTACTTTACGCATGCCTTTAAAGTGCTCAATAGAATATGCATGATCCATCATTGAATCAATAATATTAGTTGATACATCTATAATAGGTAGTTTATAGCTACCGCCAATAGGACGAGTTAATGTTTTATAATTAAGTCTAGTAGATGATCCTAAAAACAATCCATATTCTGCATCATCTGCTCCGCCATATAATGCATCATTAATACGCGCTGCCTTCCTTCTAAAATAGTTTTTATCATACCCTTCAGTAACTCCTTTTCTATAACGCGGGTAGCTGAGATATAATTTTTGAGAATTATCAAGCCCTCTTTGGTTATTTAAATGAGATGTTCTTAAATGATCAAGCAAGTTCCACTTAGCTCTTTCAGTTTCAAACATCTTTTTGTAATTACCATCTATGTATTTAGAATCTTTGGCACTGCCAGTATCTCCTGGATTAAAATCTTTAGGAAGCCATTGGTCACGGTTGTCAACATTAGCTAATACAAGATTACCATTTGCATCTACATAATCTCTTTCTACTTTTTGAGTCTTGAATTCTTCCTTGACCTTTCTTCTATAGTAAGCTCTAGTTGGAATTCTAGGAATACCATCAAGCTCAATAAAACCATTAGGTGCAAATGTATTCGGCACCCCTGTACCAATTACGGACTTAGTTTCATAGTACTGATTGTCTTCAGGAATTGAAAACTTCCAAGCAGATGTAGGGCGATTTGCTAAATATTCACCTACAAAGTTACCAGTGCTGTCATATTCATCAGCCATTTGTTGATAATGGTTTCTTTCAAACCATGATTTAAAATCAGCATTAACTTTAGATAAAGAAGCACTCCAATAAGGACTGGTAACCACTTCATATATTTGTTCTGAAGTAGGTACATCACCTTCAGCAATATCTAAGTCAGGAAACATTCTTTCAAATATTTCCATAGACTCATCATTAGTGTTGGCAAAATCCATAAATGCACTAATATAATATTGAGTAAGCCCGGAAACTGACATTGAACTTAAAGTCTTGTCCAAGTCTCTTACAAAATCCATATCAGCTTTTGTAATATTAAAGTCATCCTCTAGACGAGCTTGCATTTCATCCCAGAAACCATAGTAATAATTAGCATCATCTTCATCTCTGAATTGACCATTATTTCTATCTCTAAAGAATTCAATTTCTCTATACTTTCTTAACTCATCTTTGCTGCCACCAAACAGTTGAATCCATTGGTCTTTTACAGTAGCAATTGTTTGTTGAATATCTCTAATTGTAATTTGAGCAGTAGGAGTTAATTGATTGCCATCAAACTGATTAAAGTTATCTTTTGTAGGTTTAAGAATAGCATAAACCTTAGCATACATAGGAGCTAAGTCAACTAATGAATTATTAATATCAACAATAGGTTGAATGGTTTGCGACCTAGCCTCAAGTAATTGTTCCCTAATTTGATAAAATTCTTCCTTAACTGCAATAGTTGTATTAGTCTCTAACCATTTTCTTACAGCTTCGGTATGTGCAGGTTCACCTGGAATTTTTCCCTGGTCAATAAGAGCTTGATTAAATCTAGCAAATGCATTTTCAAATGCATCTTCTCTTTCTTCCCATTCATAAAACTCAGAGATATCATTTCTGTAACCTGAAAGTATTTCAGCTATATCTTTAGCAATACCTGTTTTTTCATTACCATCTACATCATATAAACTGTGTAGTCTTTGGTATTCATTCCACAATTTATTTAATTCTTCTACAGAACCAAAATTAGTTGGATCAATGTCAACATTTTCTGCAATGATTTGCATTCTGTCAAACACATCTTGCAAAGCTTCTCTTGCTTTTTCACCTTCAGGAGTAGAAAAGTATTTATTTTTTACATCATAAAATGCCTGAACATATTCACGGTTCATGTAATCAGACTCAAATTGCTCTAATGCATTTTTAGCTTGAGTCCAAGCATCTTTATTTGCTTGTGAAGGATTAGAATTATAATTCTGTCTTGCAGTTACAATATCCTGTCTAAGTTTTTGTAAATCAAATTCCCAGTTAATAAAATTACTTATGAATTTGTACTCCATGAATTCTTGAATATTACCATATTCATCTTTTTCATATGAGCGGTTTACTTGACCTATATCCTTACCTAGTTGACCTTCACCCAACCAATGAGTATCATAACCGGCAGCAGCTAATAGTGGTTTTAATCCCTCTAACATCTCTGAACGTCTTGCATTAGCATTACCATCAATTGTGTTAAAAGTCTTCATTAGGAAGGAATAAAAGCCACCTACAATAACATCTTGGTTACTCAAGTAAGATTCTAATAATCCATTCCATTTTCTAGAATCTCCTAAGCGCCCCTCAGCTCTTGCTCTTAAAGCTTCTTTGGTAATATTATGAGAGTCATAAGACTTACGGGTTAATTCTTCTAAGCGAATTTCCTCTTCCCTGGTTAAAGTTTGAGGAGATTTTGCTTTGAGTCTATTCATTTCTGCCATTTCTTCTGCAGTAACACCATAATATTCCTGATGCAATCTGTTGTACTGTGCTAAAGAACCGGCAGCTTTTAACGAAGCCATCTGTTCTAAGTAATCTTTTTTAACTGGAGCAAGTTGTTTAGTTAAATGATCATACAATACATCAATTACTGAATCTACTTGCAATGCATTAGACATGCTCTTAGTGCGCTGCAATTTATTGATTAAATCATCAAGCGCATCTCTAATAGGGTTAGATGATAAACCGGTTACAGGATCTATAATATCTGTAAAAGCAACTGAGCCACTTACAAGACTAGTAGTAGTAAATTCATTTTTCCACTGCTGTAATTTTTCCAGCCAGTCATCATTGTATTGCATAATGGCAAACAGTTGATCAAAATCTTCATTTTCTGTTACGCCATTTTTTTGAAGCTCAATAAGTTTTTTATTAAACAAATCAAACATTTGATCTGTCATTGATAAAACTTGAACAAAGGATGATATCTTGTTATTAAATTCAATAATGTCTGCATCTAATGCGGCATTACCTGTAATATTTAATGACTCTAGAGGTTTTACAAGCTTGTTACTACCAATTGTAGCTAAGCCCTCTAGAATTTGTTGCATTTGGTTTAAAACACCCTCTCTATTTTCATCTGCTAATTGGCTTTCAATAAGTTTGAAAATATCATTTTCAGCTTTAAAGTTTGCAAGCTGTACCTTTACTACATTGTAAAAGTTATTCATTAACTCTTGAGTCTGCTTGGCAGCACTGTCTTTTAGTTGTGCTTTTAATTGATCATAATCTGTTTGAAACATTACCATAAGGTCTTGATTCAAAAAGTCAGTATCTAAAATAAACTCTTCTCCATAGTTAATCATGTTAACTAAGTCTTTTAATTTAGTCTTAGAATTGAGTTTAGATACATCAACTTTTTTACCAAACATCTTTCTTAAAAATTGCTTGATCTGGAAAAATAGATTACTGATAAATCCTTTTGGTGCCGCTGATTCATCTGCATTAATTGCTTCTAAAGATCTAACAATTGCTTCCTCCATGAACTCTCTAGTTCCTTGGTTATAATGAGGATCGGCAATAAGGTCATTAATAATTTGTTGACCTAGTTCAGTTTGTCCTAATTCATTAAACAATGATTGAAATAGCTCAGGATTCTGAACACTCATTGATTTAATAATGGGGTGAGAAAATTCGTGAAATACACTATTCTGATCAAAAGCCCCTGCAACTAAATAAACTTTACCTGCCTGGTAAAAATTTTGTCTGTAAGGTTGACCAGGAAACAAGCGCTCCATATCATCCATAGTAATTACCTCAAAAGGAATTCCTAATTGTTCAGACATTTTTGTAGCAACAGCTATAGCTTTAGATTGATTTACAGTGTCAACTGTTTTATTAAAGTCTTTAATGAAGTCATCAAATCCAAATTCAGAACCATTATCTAAATCTGTAATAGTGTTAATTGGATCAAAATCTTCTGATTCAAGACGCTCATTTAACTTTTCAATTACAGCTTCTGATGTTCTTACAACTTGATTGTGTTCAAAGTAATCGCGGTATGCCTCTTTCTCTCCTACAGCATTAACTAACTCAGTAAATCTATCTTGATCTAAGGGATTAGTAATTTTGTATTCGGGTCTTTTCATTAAAGCTGCTACTTCTTTATCTGTTAAGCGCATTACTGTATCAATAAGCGGATATCCCCAATTTTCAGTAGAGCCAATAAACTCTTTATTTCTTTTATCAGGAGCGGCTTCTTTTAAATCACGGACATCATCATACAAAACAACATTTTGTTTATCCATGAGTTCCTTATATATCAACTCAGCTAATAAAAAGTTAGGTTCCTTTTTAAGAATACTTTGAAACTCTGGTGAATTTGGATTTACACAACTCATTTGTAACACTCTTTTAGTAATTCAATAATTTCATTTTGTTTTTCAGGACTTGCCTTTTCAAGAGCTTCCTCAATATATTTTTGAGCTTCACTACTTGATTTACCTTTAAAGAACTTTGCAGTAAAGTTAGTTAATATAGTTTGTTTTTGTTCTGCAGTAAATGGCAAGGTATCATAAGTGTATTTACTTACACTAACAGATGGTTCAACTATTGGAGTAGACCAATCATATTGATTAATTAAATAATCTAATGCAGTAGCATGCGTAGCATAACCCTTTTCTTGATAATAAAGAATAGAAGATCCTTTAATTTTGCCTGAAAGAATATCATTAATGATTGCTTGTCTATATTCTTTAGTTGCATTGACATTTCCTAAATTATCTCCAGTTGTCATCCAGTAAATAAACTGCATGGTAGTTATTTTTCCAGCTTCATCTCTTGATGTTTGAACATTTTGCCAATCAAATGGATTTCCAATAGTCAAACTATCTTTATAATTCTGCAAAAATGATTTTTTAGAATTACCTCTATAAGCAATAATAAGAGCTTTTAATTTTCCGGTTTTTCTATTTAATTTATTATCAAACAATGTGCGGGCTTCAGGTACAATATCAGACCAAAAGTTTTTACCTGTGTATTTAGTATTTACTTCTAAATCAGAAGGCAAAATAACATTTTCAGATTTAGTTTTGTTACCAAGCTTATTATAAATTTCTTCTGCTTTTGACTTTGTTCTTTGGGGGTTTACAGCTGCTGGTTTTTTAGAACCAATATCACTTCTAAAGCCCATCAAGATTTCTTCAACAACAGAATCAAATAAAGTATTACCTACAACAATACGACCTGAACCTTGACTTAATTCATTTTTTAAGCGGAATCTAAAGCCAATTGTATTATTGCTACGGTAAGACTTGTCTAGATCAGCAATAGCTTTAAGTATTCTATCCTTGACAATATTTTTACCCTCATTAATTAGTTCAGTTGATGTTAAAGAGTTAAACCATTTAGGAGTAAAACGCTTATCACTTTCATATAATGCATCCAATAAAGCATTGTATACAGAACTTGTTCTAGTATCTATTTCAGAAGCTGCCGGATCAAAATTTTGACCTTCTGTTTTATTCAACTTAGAAGCAGAAACTACTTCATAGTATGTTCCAAGTTCAGTGTATTTAACAACTGGAACAAAACCTTTTTCTTTTAAGTAGTTCAAAGCCATTGTATCAATACCTGATGCAGTTCCAACATTAAAAGTAGTTACACCTGCAGCAAGAGCTTTATCAATTAATGGTTTGTGATATGCATTAAATGTCTTTTCAATTTCTGCAATAAACTCTTCCTTGTTTCTACCTAAGTAAGCGCGTTCAGTAATTGTACTACCAAAAATCCAAACCTTATCTGTAGCAACAAACTGTTCTTTAGTTGACTTAGCTTTAGTCAATTTGCCAGGATAAACTTTTTCTAAGGCATTAGCATAAGCCTCCGATGAAGATTCATATTGCTTATTAAAAGGTTTAGTTGCAGTACCAATAGCTTTGGTAGATGCATTAGCCATAGCTTCATCTTTAATGGCGTATCTGGCTTTTTGAATTTCAGATTCACCAATAGATAAGAAACCTTCTTTTAAGTTTTTAGATTTATACTTTAATGAAGGTAGCTCTTGAGAGTTATCAATACCTAATACTAATAAAGCTTTATCTAATTCCTTTTGACTTTTTCCTTCAGGAGCAACTAATTTTTCATTTTTAATTGACCAGTTCAAAGTTCTAATAGAATTAGCAAACTCAAGCGGGGTAATGTTAGGATTATTATAGAACATAGCCGCTGTCAATAGTTCTTGACCGGCTGCTGCTGTTTTATTAACCGGAATAATAGTAATCTTGTTTTGAGCAATCTTAGATTCTTTTAAAGACTTTTCTTTAGAGAAGCGTAGCTCATCAACAAGATAGCTAGTACCACGGACCTTAGTGCGCAGACCATTGTTTTTAATCTTCTCAACAAAGATCTCTTTAAACTGATCAACAATTTGTCCATCTTTTTTACCTTCACGAACAGCAAAGCTTTTTTCTAATTCCTGAAGAACATCATTAATGTAAGGTAAGCCTATTTCATTTTCAATAACTTCATTAAATAAGTTTTGATCAAGTATTTTAGCAAAATCATATTTAGATGTACGGTTCATACCAGTTTGCATAATACCGATGTGAGAAAGCTTTCCAAAGAATTCAGCAACTTCTCTTTCAGGATAATTTTTTAACTCCTCAACATTTTCTTTATACACAGCCGCCATCTGAGCATCTTTAATCTGTGGAAAGTAAATGTTCATTTTTTTAAGAGAGTCACTAAAATCATAATTAACATCTCTGAAAAAAGCATACTGATTAAGCCCTGGATACTTAGCAGAAAAATTACGCAAGATGTTACCTACTCCTACAGATAAATCAAATAAAGCATTTACATTATTTGTATGGTAGAGTGCAGCTCTTTGTAAAATAATATTGCGGCCTGTGACAGATCCATAGTCCAAGAAAGAATTATTTGGATTATCAAATTGATAGAACTTTTCTTTAAATTCATTATCTGAAAGTTCCTCAGAGGCAGCTTTTAAATTGTCATACTCTAGTCTAAAAGTTACCCATTCTTTTGGTTGAGCTGCATTAAAGAATTTAGATGAATAAAGAAACTCTGCCATATTGATATCTAAGATCATGGCTTTAGGATGGTATTTTACCACACCTGTTTCTTCATTAACTTCCATGCCTTTTCCTTGTGGTAAATTTACATCTTGTTCTAAAATATAAGTTTTACCCGGAAGCGCAGAACCATCCTCATAATATTTACTTGGAGATGTAGTATAAGATTTACGGTTATATGCGGCATTTTGATATAAGAACCACATAAAGTCATTCTTAAATTCTGTAAGTACTTTTCTTGGATCAGATCCTTTTGGAGTTTTAATACCTAAAGATCTAAGGACAAGAGCCCTGTTATTCTTAATCTTAAAGTATTTAGAAAACAAATTAACAATAAACTCATCATTATTGAATTTACCAATTGGTGTATCAAGTAATGCATCAAACCAATAATCCGGAATAATTTTATCTTCTATTGCAGTAAGTTTAAACTCAGCAATATCTTCAATCCTTTTTTGAGCCTCGGTAATATTAGAGATTTTATTAGTGTCAAACTTAGATAACATTGTAAATGCAGTAAGTGCATTAGCCATGTTTTCAATCTGCACATAATGAGAAAGAATTTCAACATCCCTAAATGTTGGTTCACTACCTAATCTTGATTCAAGTTCTGTGGGACTGAATGGATCAGCTGCATTAGCAATTCTATCTATATTGAACAGAGTAGTTTTAGTTTTATTTTCTGGATTCTTTGATGAAAATAAACCTTTGTATTTTTCATAAAGAAAATCTAAAGCTGTACCTTCTTTGTTAGGATCAGTAATCCCTTCAGCAACTTTATTAGCTTTAGCAAATACACCTTCATTTTCTTTTTTAAGTTCATTGTATTCTAATACTAATGGATTGTTTACCATATTAATTACAGAAGATGTACTTATACCTGCCATAACCATGAACAAAAGAATAGGGCTATTTTCTTTAGTACCCTGAGCTTCAAAAATCCAAGCATCCTTAGCTACATCCACATAACCATTAATAAGTTGAGAAATAATATCAGATACTTGTTGTCCATCAGCATTTTTCATAATACCTAAAGCAACGGCATTATCTTTTTCATTAAGATTATAACCTATTTTGCCATCATCTGTAATGAAATTTAGCTTCTTGTTCTTAAAGTTGTCAATAGTTTTAAGAGCACGGAGATATGCGGGACTGTTTACTAATGACTCATTTTGAAGAACTTTAAGAGCGTTTTCAAACTTGGCTTGGTCTTCAGCTGAGGTAGCTTGCAAAGTGGCACCAAAGGTTGTAAATATTGCATAAAAAGTAGATGAAATAGCAGCAATACCTAATGAATCTTTACCAACAGAGTTTTCTTGGTGCTTTAACAAGTTATAGCGATATTCAAAAATAGAAGTCTTAGCAATTTTATCTGAAGCAGAAGATGAATTTTTCTTATTGCTTAATTTGTTATATGACTTTTTAATTTGTTTACCTGCAGCTCTTGCTAAAGGTTCTACACTATCTGTTGTGTTAGGTGTAACCAATAACAATAGATTATCCGGCATTAAAACTCTTTCTGATAACAAATCAAATAATTTGTTTTCTAGACCCTTTACACCTTTACCTGCTATCTTTCTTTCAACTGATGCTTTTTCTTCATTGTATTGGTTTAATTCAGCTTCTATTGCTGAAATATCTGCCATGTACTCTTCATACTTTTGCCCAACAGCTTGTTTGCGATCCTCCTTATTAAGAATCTCTTTGTCAAAAAATGCAGTTAATTTATTCTGAATGTCAGAACGCAAATAATTAATAGAGGAATTTAAAGCATCAATTTCAGATTGAAGCTCTGCATGAACAGATCTTTGTAATTCTTTTGGATACGCCTTATTTTCAGCTACCTCTTTTTTCTGACTGTACTTCTGATCAATTTCATCTTGAATAACCGCAATAGCTTCAAAAGAACTTTCAATATCTGCATTGACCTGAGTTTTATTCTCTAAGTAATCTGTATACACAGCCCAAGCTTGGCTAAGCTTTTCGCTTGTGGCTTTAATCTTTTCATCTATAGGAATAATCTGAGCACGCAGTTCATCATAAGATTCAGTTACAGATGGATCATAAACAACTTGTTCAACCTTACCATTTAAGTTGATAAGATTTTTAAACATGTTAAATAACTTATCAATGTCAAAGTCAGATCCGGTTTGTGAAGTAATCTCTGTAGGCAAAACAATAATAGGTCCTGCCCATTCAGGTAAAAATTCAGCAATTGTTGCACTGGTTAATGCATTTGGTCCCTGTGTAGGAATACGAACTCCTGGAATAGAAATGTAATCAGAATATTGATCTAACCATTTTGTGTCCTTAATGGCTTCATTTAACCTTTTAAGTGATGCATCATAATCTAATTCATTTTTACCTTCTTCAGTTTTAAAGTAAACCGCTACTGAATTACCATCAGGATGTGTAGTATAAAAAAGTTTCTTAAAGTCACCTTGTAAAGCTACTTTAACTTCCATAGCTTGTACATACTTTTGACCATCCGGACTTACTGCTTCATTACCATTCTCATCTTTTAAATAATAAAACTTGAGACCGTTGGAGCCATACTTTAAACCTTCTTCTCTAGTAGCTTTTTTAAGAGATGTTTCATACATGGTACCGGAAACCTGCACCAAGGCTTCTCCATTAACAGATATCCTTCTTAAAGTTTTATCTACTAGAGCAACAAGTAACTCTTCTAACTTTTCACTAATCATAGAAAGCGATAAGTCATCAATAAGAGTACCATCTGGTTTGGCAATAAATTCAATTTCAGAAGGTAGGATTTCTTTGTTTCTTAACTTGTCTTGGAGATACTGTTTTAGTTTAGATGAATCCCCGCTATATCCAACAACTTTGCCATCAACTATAGTTTCTTTTAACTCTATGTCTTCTAATAGTTGATTCTTTAATACCTCTTGCATTTTATCAAGAGTGTTATTAAAGTTTTGCAACCATCTCCATTTAGCTGATTTCTCTAACTTTTGTTTTGGAGATAGGGCTTCCCATGCTTCTTTAATATTTTTCTTGCCAGTATAAACAAAATCTGTAGGTACACCGCCATCCATAATACCAATGGTAGCAATCTTACGAAGCTGTGTAGGTAAAGATATGTGTCCTTTAAAGCCTTCATCTAAAAAGATCTGACTCTTTAAAAACTTAATGTGAATAACATTAGGCGTAAACTTAAAGTCCGGATCTTCAGTTACTGTTCTAGTTTTTGCATCATAGAAATTATCAACATCAGCTTCAAAAGTCTTAGTGTCTTTGTTCACTTTTACTTTAGAAAGAGTTGAAAGTTTAGAACCGGTTTGCATTGTAACATAATCAATACCTTGCTCCATCATTTTTTCATGCAAAGTTTGCAAGTGAGTGCCTTCAATTAATTGAGGAACTAATGGTACTAAAGAGTACTTATGAAATGCCATGTTGTTTAATGACAAACCTAATGTACCCAATAGTTCTTGTGTTTGTGGATTATTTACCTGGCCATAGTATTGAAACTTTCTAGCAGGGAATGTAGTAACTAAATCTTTTTTCAAGATTTTTTCACCAGATAGCATTTTTTGATACAAATTTTCTTGTGCATCAGACCACTCATTAATTGAAATATTTAATAAGCGATAAGTATCAAATGAAACCCAACCTTGAGCATCCGCTTCTTCAATTGCCCCACCTTCAGCTTCATATTTATTGCTATCTAAGCCTAGCATTTTGCGATAATGATCCGCATATACTGAATTAGATTTAGCTTCTTTGATAATAGCTGTATTTAAATATCCTGAATATGAGTAATCAGCAGTAATTCCCTTTTCTGTATTATGCTTTTTAGCAAATCCTTTTGCATTAAATTTTTCAGAGTTTAAAAACTTTAACCATGCATCATCATGTCTAAATATTTTACCAGTAGAAATTAATCCAGCAATACGTTTATGAAAATCTTCACCTTCTACATTAAAGACAGAAGAATCACCAATAAATAATGAACCGTAATTAAGGTTTTGAATAAAGTTATTAATTACAAAAGTTCTAAATAACTTATCATTTACTGATTCAATTGATTCATCTTGATTAGTGTAATCTTTGTAAAGGTTATCAGAAATAACAATCTTATTAGCAAACTCATTCATCAGTAAAGCAGCTTCATTTCTAAAGTACTCTACAAGAGCATTTTCAATTTCAGTTTTTAATGGAGTTGATAAAGCATCAATAGTAAATCCTTTATCTCCTAGAATACCATCTAATGAAATAGATTCAAGTTTACTTTTTAACTCAGGATTAAATATTTTATCAAATACAAACCAATCTTCTCCGCGATTAAGTTGTTTAACATCAATTGCAATTTCTGAAGGATTGATTTCTCCAGACAACAACATTTCTTTAATCTTACGGATTTTTTGAATGCGGATAATTTCTGCAGCTATGTGATTTTTAAATTCATTGTAAAGAATTTTACCTTTATATCCTTCAGAAAAAATTGATTGAACCTCACCTTTATCCACTAGTAAGTTAGAACCTTTTCTAGTTTCTGATCCTTTTCTTGATGGAGCAAACACCGTTAATGAAGTAGATTTAGCTTCAGATCGCATGATCTCCTGCTTGCCTTCTAAAGTTAAATGGAAATCACTAATGAATTTAGTTTTAATATCTGAACCCATGGACTCAATACCACGGTCAGTTTCCCAGCTAATAGGCTCATCATAGATTTCACCAGTTGTGTCATCTTCTTTTTCTGAGATACCTTTATATTTTTGAATAAGCTTGGATCCCGATAAAGCCTCTACTGAAATTTTAATACCGTAATCTCTCTTACCTCTTTTAGTAGGCGCATGCACAGAAGGATCTAATTGGAACATGTCAATGAGCCATTTAGATGATGCCGCCTGCGGATTAGTATATGGATCTAAATGCTCCATACCTTTAATCTTTAGGAAATCTTCAAGTGTTGCTGCCTTATTTATTTCTGATACAGTTACTAAAAGACTTGAGTTTAATGATTTCTCACTAACCAAATCACCATTAGCATTAAAGCTAGAGAAGTTGGTATAGTCATTAGAATAAATATATTGCAGTTCTCTTAATTGAGTTAAGAAGCCAGAAAGATCTTGTTGTTCTACAACTTTATTGTTTTCATCAAAGTAGTTGAATTTTCTAAATAACTGATCTAAGTTGCCAATAAACTTACCATTGGTATCTACTACCCATCTTTCAAGTTCAGAATCCCAAACAGCTTTGGTCATTCTATTTTTGATGGAATTATTAATATACTCAGTAATGGCAGCACTTATACCTAATTCAGAATCACCTCTAAATAAAATTTTTCTAACATCCTCATCTTCTACCATATCTATACCAAGAGCTTTTAAAAACTCAAATGGTTTAGCAATAGCTTCTACTTTAGCAAATAAAGTATACTCCGCATTTTTAGATTTTTTAGGATCATTTTTAGAAGTAATATTATTTGGCCCAGGTCCTTGTATTTTGGCATAAGTTAATGAGTCAGCTCTGTTAAAATCAAGATAAAGATTTTCCAAATTAAATACAGGCACACCACCTAACTCATCAGCATAAGGGCTTTCCGTCAACAAGAATTTGAAATTAGCTGCCCACTTGCGGGTAACTTGCAAACTCATAGAAGAAGACTTACCTGATTTAGATATTAAAGTAACAACAGGATTATCCGGATCAGTTTCATCTATTTCTTTTTCTAAAATAAATTCACGGAGTAAAACATCTGCTTTATTAAATGATTCCCAGAATCCGGTCCATTGTCTATGTTCAGCAACAGTAATATTATCAGTAAAATCCAGTTGTGAAATATCACCTAATCTTCTTAGTAATTGATCAATTTCTTTATCGGTTTTTGCAGCATCCTTGAGTTTAGCACTCATGTCCATTGCATCTGGAGTATTGCGTAAAAGTTTTGCTACTTTAGCAATTGCATTTTTGGTAGGCATAATTTTCTTAAAGCCTAATCCATTTAGTTGTGGCACACCTTTTCCTTGTTCAGTATATTGCTGAATAGAACCAAGAATGCTTAATGTTTGCCCATCAATTAATTCATCAAATAATTGCTCATTGCCGGAACGGTCCCACAAAGGAACATAGTTTTCTTCTTCAGTTGCTTTGACATCATAAAAATCTTCATACTCAGTTTTTTTCAAAACCAAGTCACTGTAATTTTTTAAGAAGTTTTCAATTAAAGATTTTGGTATTTGCTCTTCACCTTTTAATCTAGCTGTTTTGTTTAAATCAGATAGCTTGCCAAAATTTTCAGGGTTTAGTATTTTTTCTAAAAGTTGTTTTTGAAATACCAACGCAGTGCTTTCACTTCTTTGTTGTGCATTTTTATCTTCAATTTTAGAAATAGACTCAAGTTTATTGTTTACATCATTGAGCCTTTGTTCAAATCTAGCTTTGACATAATCAACAGCTAAACTTAATAAGCGCGGATTAGCGGCAATGTTAAACACACCTTGACCTGTTCTAACTGAACTACCTTTTTCATCAAGTAGTTTTAAATCATTTGCTAATTGTTT